AGACTTCTATAGCATTGAGAATAACATAACGCCAAAGTTTCTCCTCTGGTAATTTATGATTATCCGTTATAAGGTCACTAGCAATATTAGTGCCCATAAGTTTTAACAGCTCTGGTGAGTAAATCACGATGGTATCTCTCTTTGTTAGACTTTCTTTGAGAGGCGACCTCGTAATTAATGTGGAGATCCGACAGTAATGTGGTTTTCTCAGCGCCGGTTAATTTATAATCCACTATAAAGTTTTGTAAGGTTTTAAATTCTGTATCTACTTTTTTCATATTTGCATTATACATCATTTTTCTTTCCACCCTCTATTACTTTAAATGGTAATACATCTGCTTGTGGTTCCTTTTCATTACTGTGAATAATAAAGATATCTAGCGCATCTCTGTGAAATCTAAAGTCAATGCCCTCTGCATCGTAACCAAAATTAACACCAGTTAATAAAGAGGATATAATATTTACACCTTTATCATACTGTCTTCTGGGTAGTTTTTTACTTAACAAAACAAGAAATTTTGTTAATTCACTTGGGCTAGTCTTTTTTATTTTCTTTGACATAATTTTCACACATCTCAAATACACTTAACATATCGTCATACGTGACCCGTGATGCGTGATTACTATGTCCTGATCCGAAGCAAAAGATACAGTTAGCAGTGCTCAGAGAACCTCTGACATATCCATTTCCTTTGCATTCTTTGCAAATCGGTGAAGATTTAATAATAGCTATACTCATTTTGAACCTTATTGCAACCTTGATTATTTTGTTACGACTCGACCTGACTTTTCTCTTTTACGATCGGGCCATTTACATTTTATAGTGGTTTTACGATTTTCGCAATAGATTACGATATCATGACCATAAGGACGATCATATATCCAAAATTTTTTAAAATTAGGTAAAGTTAAAAAACTCTCACCATTCCTAGTTTTTTTTGCCATTTGCCCTTTCAATCTTACTCCATAAATAACCTATAATTAGAATTATAAGAAAGTAAGTAAATATCGGATTAATCATTAAAACTAATCCAAAACCTTTTAATACTTCAATAAACATTGAATTAAAAAATTATAGCTCCAATAATTAACCCAACAGTAAACCATACGATTTCTTGCCTATAAACCATATGCCATACATGAAATTTTTCTATATATTTTTTCATTAATCTAAATCATCAAACTTAGGTGATTCGTCTTTATTTTTTAAGATATAATTATTTACAACAAACCAACCTATTACACTCGCTACTAATATTGCACCCATTCCTACAAAAAATAAACCTATCATTTTTTTCTATGTCTTCCCATATACCAATCACCAGGTTCATAATCCCAACGTTTTCCATGATGGCCCCTTATGTCAGCATACCACATTCTAAGTCTTACAATTAATTTTTTAGTTCTTAACCACATCTCTAAATTTTATAAACTCATTCTTAATATATTTCAACAAATCCTCATACTTTTTTTCTGCATCAGTAGACTTAAATTTATTTCTTTCTATACCGTCTACTGATAAAGTTATCTCATCAGTAATTTGGTTATATTCTACAGTAAAACTTTCTTTACCTTTTGTATTGAAAAAAACTCTTTTAATATCTACTGCGGTAATAGTCATTTACTATTACCTTTCTTTTCAAGATCTGCTTTATATTTATCTACACTGGTTCCTTTCTTTTTAGCTTGAAATCCTATGTAGTCGTGCAATATTTTTTGAAACATCGCAGCAGGAGCTCTATACTTATCTGCACAAAGTCCTTTCAATAAAGTATGGTCCTCTTTTCTGATCGCCATACTTTTCCATTTATTTATGTCCATGTCTTTCCTTTCTTTGTTTAATATATTTTAGTAAATCATCAGCTTTAGCCAATTGACAATATCTCAGATAGCAAACTTTCCATCCCGGCCTTGTTTTAGATCTATTCATACAAAACTTAAAACGTTTATCTGCTATCTCTTGTCTTTTTTCCAAACCTGCATAAATTTTACCAACTGGGTTATACTCATTCCATAAATTTAGGGCCACATTATTTGTGTACATAAACTTATAAAATTTTTTCATTGCGTTTATTTTAAGAAGTCTTACGTCCATATTTTTTCTTTTGTTCCTTTGCCCACTTAGCTATTGTATAGTTTCTTTCGATCTTAAAATACTTAGACTTTTTTACTCCAGACAGATAAGCCCTCATAAGATTTATTGTTTCTTCTAATATTTCTTTATCTGTGAGATATTTTCTTTGTCCATGAGCTGAAGATACAAAATTAACTTTAACTTTATAATCGTAACATCTTGGCATTATTTTTTCTCCTTACAGTTTTCTTTTGCAACATTATTTCCTTCTTTCTCTACAAACCATACATATGACCACTCTTTATGATCAGGTGTGCATTTTTTTCCAAACTTAACAGTATATGTGGCAGAGCATGCTGTTAAGAATAAAGCTATGATAGCTACGGTAATTACTGTTAATAATTTAGTTTCCTCAGACATAATTGTCTCCTTTCCTTTTTATTAAACCATTAAGACTCCAGCCATAATGATTAGTTAACTTTACTAATGAATCACCAGACATTCTACAAATGCCGTGTTCATATTTATTAATACTTTGATGTGATACATTTAATATTTTAGCAATGTCAGATTGTAAAAGACCGTTTGCTGTTCTATGATGTCTTAACCAACTGGCTATTGTAAAACTAAGATTGTTTTCTTGATCGAACATACCATTCCTCCTTTTTAAACTCTTGAAGTGAGTTTGCCTTAGACTTGAGTATTGCAACCCATTGATCAAACCAAGGATTATTTTCGTCAAAAGACATTCCTTTGTTGAATGAAGCTCTATTCATAGCAGCTATTCTTTTTTCTTGCCATGAACCCACTTTGTAGGGATCTCTTGAATAATCTCCAGAATCTTGTTTCTGTGCTATCCAAGCTGCAAATTCTTCATCTGTCATTTTTGTCATCGGTAACTTATATAGATAAGATATTATAATAAGTCAAGCATATCTTTACAGAACTTAAAAAAATGGTATGTATTCTCATGAAACTTGTTTATGCAATGATAATATTCGGATATGTCTGTAATGACCATCCAAATATGGACGATCAATGCACACAGGTATATATTCCTGGAGCTATAAGCCATGCTGATTGCTCAGTTAAGTTCTATAGCTATCTCAGCCGCTATCAAGACGAAATCGCAAAAAAAGGGCTATCTATGACCCATAAAGAGGTATATTGCCTGTCAAGTGACCCCGATGTTGACATGGTGCATAAATTTTAATATTATATCCTATGAAAGCTTATCGTATCCAAGCTAGAGCATGTGGTAAATATCTGAGGGATATTATCAAAGCTGATACAGTCATAGAGGCATTGAATAGGTTTTCACAACGAGTAAAAGACGGGATTATAACTGCCTTAGATGAGGACTTTTATAATCATAAAAAAACCGTCATAACTTATGAGGAACTTGATGAGTCCGGAGAAAAGAAGACTGTTAGTGAAGCTCCAGAAACTTGAGAACCAGTGGTCATCTGATTTAATTTTGAATGGCCGAGTTACTGTAGAGATGCACAAAACAGAAACTGATATTAGATCTACAAGAAACACGATTAAATATCAGGATGTACAGGAAAATTTAGCTCAAGCACAAGCTTAAGTTAAATTTTAAAATTTTGAAAAATCGTATTTTTTCTGCAGGACACCTATCGGCTTTTCATACTCATAATGATTTATAACCTTTAATAATTTTGGTCTCTTCACAATACTAAATGGATATATTTTTTTTGCGACTTCAAAAGCTTGTCTATGAGAACATCTCCAACGCCATTGATCTTTTCTACTAAAACCAAGATTACTTTTGTGTGAAATTGTTCCGACTCTAAATGTGTTATAAAAATAATGTAATGGGTCTAACTCAATCATATTAATCTCTAAAGTAATTTTCCAAACTAAATGAGAAGTCTTGCCTTCATTTCTAGATCTAGGATATTGTTTATACATCACACAACCTTCTCCATCAAAAAGGCCTGCACAATATGCTATATCTTCGTTACTTCGCCTGACCCCAGGAGGTACCCAAACCATAATCAACTACAAACGGAACCTTAAACTCTATCGTTTGCTCCATAATTTTTTTTATTTCTTTTGCTTGTTCTTCTTTCTTTATATTAAAACAAAGCTCATCATGAATTTGTAACATAGGTAGATGTCCTGCTTCATAACAATCTATCATAGCTTGTTTTGTTTGATCTGCTGAGGATCCTTGTATTAATCTATTTAAAGCTTTGTAGGTATAGGCTCGTTTAATATTTTCTTTTCCATATTTAGCTATTGCATTATCTTCTTTTTCAGCAACATGTAAACCAAAGTCTTTTGTTTCCCACATATCGAATCTACACTTTCTACCTTTTTTAGTTCTTATCACACCTCTCTCTTGAGCTGTGTACATACACTTATCAGACAACTGTTTTACAAATGGAACTTTTCGATTATATTTAGAAATTAAAACATCAGCCTCCTCTTTAGTAACACCTAAACTAATAGCTAATTTATTTTTTCCCATACCATACATTAAACCTAATCCAATAGTTTTAGCTTGAGTTCTTTCAATACCCACTAAGTCTGCAACTGTTTGATGAAAATCCGCTTTTGCATTTTTGTAAGACTCAATTAATTCTTGTGATCCCTCATACCCATCACCGATAGAAGCTGCATAATGAACCGTCATCCGTGGCTCTTGTTGCGAGTAATCAAAGCTTCCCCATTGATGGCCTTCTTCTGGTATAAATAATGATCTAATTTTAGGACCAAACTCTTTGTTTCTAGCAGGCACCTGTTGTAAGTTTGGATTAGACATACTTAATCTTCCTGACACTGTACCACCATGTTCAGATTTCAACTGCATTATTTCACCATGTATCCTACCTTCGACTTGATACTTCATTATAGAAGTTAAAAACGTTCCATGAAATTTATTAAGTTCTCTTCCTTGTAATACTAACTTTGCTAGTTTATGATTAGAATTAACTAACCAGTTATGAGTAAATGAAGGTTCACCAGTTTTTGCAGTTCTTGGATAATCTATTTTTAATTTGTCAAAAGCTGTTCCTATTTTTCTGGCGTTCCAAATATCGACCTCTTCTCCTGAAACTTTTTTTATTTCTTGCAATACTTTCTTTTCTTGGAGTATCATTTCTTTTTTTAATGATTCAGCACGGTCTACCTGCACTCTCACTCCTCGTTGACGCATTTTTATTAAGATAGGTAATAGTTTTGATTCTAATTCCCAAACAGTTGTTAAGCTTTGTTGAGCTATCTCTTGCTTAAATCTCTGCCATAATAGGAGCGTGAGGCGTGCATCTTGTTCAGCGTAAAATCCTACATGCTCAGCAGGTAGCTTCCACATCTCTGCTTTTGGGTCTACACCATGTGCAGCCGCTGCAGCTTTCAAATCAGTTTCTGCTTTTATCTCTCCTAAGTAATCTACAGATAATGCATTCAAAGAATAAGAAAATCTATTCTCATCAATTATGGCTGCCGCTATCATAGTATCAACTATATCGCCATTAACTTTGATACCCTCAGCTTCTAACCAACCTACATCGTATTGAGCATTGTGAAAAATTTTAGTGCATGGTAAAGCACAAACTTTCTTCATATAATTTTTAACTTGTTCGGGTATCATGTTACCCCCACCGAAATGGCCAAAAGGAAAGTAACCTTGCCAACCTTCTACAGCTACAGCAAAACCAATAATATTACCCTTACCTAAAGCCCAGCCTGCACCTAGACCATCAGATAATCCATCATCTTTTGTCTCTAAATCGATTGCTATTTCTTTAGCTCCAGTTAAATCTTTATATTCAGATGGGCACGACCAAATGTGTTTTTTAAAATTCATTGTTAGTTGTAAACTCATTATTTTCGCATTTTTCTTTTTTCAATAATCTTCTTATCTTTACGTAATCTTGATATTTCTAAATCACAATAATGTTTTACTTTTTGCAAGTCTTCTTCTCCACCCTTTTCTAAATACCTTACAAGATATTTAATACATACCCCCTGAAAAAAATTTAATTTGTTTAGTGATATGAAATCATATGGTGATATGGCATAACCCTTATAGTGTCGGCCGCCTATTTGCCTATCTTTAGGATCATCTATTTTGTCAAACATTCCTACGTCAGTCATTCATTTTCTCCTTAATATAGATTAAATAATCTGCTCCTAATGGATAGTTATATTTATAGTCTGTTCGAAGTAAATGTAAAGTTCTTTTTGCTCTAGTGACTCCGGTATACCAAACTTTCCTTTCAT